ATTTTGGAGTATTAAATTATGGCTACCTATCAAACATACACCGCAATCGGTATGCGTGAAGACCTTTCGGATGTTATCTACTCGATTTCACCAACAGATGTTCCTTTTATGTCTTCTATCGGCAAGACAAAGGCTACTGCTGTTCTGCACGAGTGGCAAACCGACTCTTTGGCTGCTGCTACATTGAGCAACTACGCTGTTGAAGGCGACACCGCTTCTGACGCAACTATGTCTCCAACAACTCGTGTTGGTAATCGTTGCCAGATCGCACAGAAGACTGTCAAGATTTCTGGCACTTTGCAAGCTGTTGACAAAGCTGGTCGTAAGTCTGAAAAGGCTTATCAGTTGGCTAAAGCCTCTAGCGAAATTAAGCGTGACATGGAAACCTCTTTGCTGAGTAACCAAGTTGCTGCTAACGGCAATTCTTCTACTGCTCGTAAATTGGGCGGTCTGCAAGCATGGTTGGCTACCAATGGCGACTTTGGTACTTCTGGTGTTGCTGGTGCTTCTGGCACTACTGCTCGTACCAACGGCACAAACCGCACCTTTACAGAAGACTTGCTAAAGACTGTTGTTAAAGAAGTTTACGCTTCTGGTGGCAATCCTAAAGTGTTGATGGTCAACCCTGCACACAAGCAGTTGGTTTCCGCTTTCACAGGTATTGCTGCACAGCGTTTCATGGCTCCTGCCAATACCCCCACCACTATCGTGTCGGCGGCTGATGTTTATTTAAGCGACTTTGGTGCAATTTCAATTGTCCCGAATAGATTTATGACATCTACCAACTCATGCGATGAGACAGCATTTGTGCTTGACCCCGACATGGCTGCTATCGCTTACTTGCGTCCTTTCCAGACCAACGAATTGGCTGTGACTGGCGACAATGAGTCTACACAGTTGTTGGCTGAGTACACCTTGGAAGTTAAAAACGAAGCTGCTCACGGCATCATTGCTGACTTAACACCTTAATCTAAGGTAACTCCGAAAAATGCCTCAGACTAAACCTCTGGGGCATTTTCTTTTCTACGCAAACTGATAGAATTAGGCTATGCAAAATCCTAACAACTTTAGACAAACTGCTGTCCATGCCGATGGTGAGGGTGGCATCATTATTCAGACTCGTCAAGATGTTTCAGATATTGTTGAGCAGAATAAAAAAGAGTACAACTCGTATGACGAGAGAGCAAGATGGTCTGACCAATTGTTTGGCAATAAGGTTGCCTCGATTCCAATGACAGTTATTGATGACCTGAATAAAGCTGGAATAATGCGTGGTTTTGCTGTTCTGGATGACAAGCGTTTTGCTTCTTGGTTAAATGACCCAATGAATCGTGCATGGCGCACTAGAACAGGAGTAGTATGAGTTTCGCAACATACTCTGATTTAAAGACCTCGATTGCAGGTTATCTGGCTAGGTCTGATCTGACTAGCCAGATTCCCGACTTTATTACATTTGCTGAGAATCGTTTGCGTAGAGAACTACGGATTCGTCAGATGCTAAAGTCTGTAACGACAGCCTCTGTGTCTGGTGATGCAACTGTTGAGATTCCTAGCGACTTCTTGGAGATTCGTGATTTTGTCGTGATGACAAACCCTATCCAGCCACTAAGTTACTCTAGTCCATCTGCTTTGTCTAATGACCCAAGAACTTCACAAGTTGGTGTTCCTAAGTCTTATACAATTCTTGCAAGCGAGTTTCAATTAACTCCTGCACCTGATGGCGTGTATACATTGAAGATGCTTTACTTTTCTGCGCCAGCGTATCTGTCTGCTTCAAACGCTTCTAACGTATTCCTAACAACAGCACCAGATGCTTTGCTGTATGCGTCATTGGTTGAGGCAGAGCCTTACTTGATGAACGATGGACGAATCAATACATGGGGTTCTATGTATGATCGTGCGATTTCCTCACTTACCAAGTCTGACGAATCTACGCAGTACTCTGGTGTTCCATTGGCAATGAAATTAACTACAAGGTGAAACTATGGCTGAAATGTCCAACTATCTCGAAAATGCGTTAATTAACGTAACTCTACGAGCAACAAGCTATACAGCACCTACGACTGTGTATGTGGCTCTTTATACAACTGACCCAACCGATGCTGATACTGGCACAGAGTGTTCAGGTACATCGTATGCTCGTCAGGCTGTAACCTTTGCTGCACCTAGCAATGGTGTTACTACCAACTCTGCTGCTGTTGAGTTTCCTCAAGCTGGTGGCGCATGGGGTACGATTACACACATCGGAATCCGTGATGCCTTGACTACAGGCAACCTCTTGTATCACACACCACTAGACGCATCTAAGACTATTGCAACTGGTGATGTATTCCGCATTGCCTCTGGTTCATTGAGCGTCACATTGGCGTGAGATGGCTGATTTACTGCCACCATGGACGATCGACTCGCTAGACAATTTAAAGTCTAGCATTGATGACTTAACACTCACACTCGATAGTTCACTCTACACAACCTCAGTTACCCTATGGGATGCCTATGGGTCTGTGAGTGCTTCTGCGACTGTTACGGCTGATGCGGTAAGGGTTCAGTTTGGTGTGGCGGCAGTAAATGGAACGGCAGATGTAACGGCTAGTGGAACTAGGGTTCAGTTTGCTAGTGCAAGTATTACAGGCTCTGCAAGTGCTTCATGCGAAGGTATAAGAGTACAGTTTGGCTCTGGTGCTGTAGATGGAAATGCGACTGTTACTGCGGATGCGATCAGGGTTCAGTTTGGTGCTGGAAGTATTACTGGTAATGCGGATGTAACGGCAATTGGTACTCGTGTCCAGTTTGGTGCTGGTGCTATCACGGCAAATGCTGACGTAACTGCTGTTGGTGGAATCGTAGCCAATGCCGTGGCCTCGATTACTGGTAGCGCAACTGTTACTGCTGATGCAATTAGGGTGCGTGATGCCATAGGAAGTATTGTTTGTAATACAACATTTACAGCCAATGGCGGTTTAGTTGTTGCTGCCAATGCAAGTATCTCTGTCAATACAGATTTTACGGCCTCTGCTTCCGCAATTTACGCAGGTATTGCTAGTGTTACGGGTGTAACCACTATCACGGCAAATGGCGTGATTCTTGGCGAGAACTGGACACCAGTAGCACAAGACACAAATACTTGGACACCTGTTTCTGGCGACACAAATACTTGGACGACAGTATCTAGCGACACAAACACATGGACACCTGTGTCTGCAAACGACAACACATGGACAATTCAGGCTCAAGGAAGTAATACATGGCTACGACAAAACTAAACTTTGGTGAGTGGATGCCTGACCAAACCAGCATCTCTGGTGCTTTGGTCGATGCTAAGAACGTGGTTTCTCAGGCTATTGGGTACGGCCCACTTCCTACTGCGGCAACATTCTCCCAAGAAGCCTCAGAAGACCTTACTACATTAGTAGCAGGGAAAACCCCTACTAACGATACCAAGCTATTTGCGGCTGGCGCAACCAAGATTTTCAGCGCAAGTGGTGTAGGCGTGTTAACGAACGTGTCAAAGGCTGGTGGTTACACACCTAACGCTTACAGCGACAGATTTAGGTTTACTCAGTTTGGCAATGCCATAATTGGGACTAATTTTAGTGACCCGATGCAAGTTTTTACCTTGGGTACTTCTACGGCATTTGCTGACTTAGATGCTACTGCACCTATCTGCCGATATATTACTGTGGTGCGTGACTTTGTGGTTACTGCGTTTATTAACGCATCATCTACGATTTATCCCTCTAGGGTTCAATGGTCTGGTATCAACGATGAGACTGAGTGGACAGCAGATCAAGTAACCCAAGCTGATTATCAGGACATTCCTGATGGTGGTCAGATCATGGGAATCCGTGGTGGAGAGGTGGGTATTATTCTTTTGGAAAAGGGAATTAGCCGCATGAGTTATGTCGGCACTCCGTTCATTTTCCAGTTTGACAATATCTCTAGGGGTAAGGGATGTATCGCTGCGGGTTCTATTGCCCAAGTTCAGGGCGTAACTTTCTTCTTGAGTGACGATGGATTTTACTCGTGCGATGGTCAGAGCGTTACAGGGATTGGCTCGGAGAAGGTAGATCGTTGGTTCTTTGCCAATGCGGATGAAAGCCAGTTCAACATTATGTCTGCGGCTGTAGACCCTGTGCGTAAGCTGATTATCTGGAACTTCAGAACTACCTTTGGCAATCGTCAACTATTGATTTACAACTTTAAGTCTCAGAAGTGGACTTATGGCGATGCTGGTGCTGATTACATTTCAGACGCTTCTACTGCTGCCGTGACGCTAGAGGGATTGGATTCGATCTCCAACAGCATCGATGCCCTGACTGTTAGCCTTGACTCCATCCTTTACATGGGCGGTAAGTACTTCCTTGGCGGCACAAATGGTAGGTATGTTGTGACCTACAACGGGGCTAACTCTGTTGGCAACATCGTAACTGGTGACTTAAACGCAGGGGGTAGATCAGTAGTAACCCTAGCTAGACCATTGATTGACGGAGGCTCTGCCAATGTTGCGGTGGCCTCTAGGACGCTACTGAGTGAAGCACCTGTGTTCGGTACTGCTCAAGCGGCTGACTCTGATAACAGAATATCACTCAGGTCTAACGGGAACTTCCACCAGTTCCAAGTAACTCCTACTGGACAATGGAAGACTGCGGTTTCTTTGGACGTTGATTTCCAAGGTCAGGGAGTTAGATAATGTTTAGAACGCTTCCTCCGTTTGGTGGAGATCAGCGAGAGACTGCTGAGGTAGTCCGTGGAATCATGGATGGCAAAACCAACAATACAGGAACGCTGACTCTGGCTACTGGTGGTGCTATCACAACCACCCTCAATGATCGCAGGATAGGCGTAGACAGCGTTATTTTGTTTGCCCCTGACTCGGCTGCGGCTTTTGCTGATTCTATTCCCTATGGAGCTTTTCAGGACTCTACAACCCAAAGCGCAGCAAATACCACTACGGCTTATCCAATAACTTTTAACACCACTGATTACACTAACGGGATAACCCTTAGTAATAGTTCTAGGTTAAATGTTAAAAATGCTGGTCTGTACAACATCCAGTTTTCCTTACAGTTAAGCAATTTAGCTAACTCCACAGAAGACGTTGATGTATGGTTTCGCAAGAATGGTACAAATGTAAGTGCTTCAAATAGCATATTCGGGTTAGAACCTAGAAAGAACGCTACAGACCCATACCATGTGGTTGCGGCTATAAACTTTTTTATTAACCTAGCGGCTAATGATTACCTAGAGATCGTGTGGCGAACTACTAGCATTAACTGTACTATCAAAGCGGCTAGTGCAGGGACAAGCCCAACTAGACCTAGTACGCCATCTGCTATTGCCACAATGAACTTGGTTGGTGGCTCTGGTAGTGCTACTTTTGGAGGTATTTATGCCAGTAGCCAAGGGCAGGGAACGGCTACGATTACGCATTTTGCAAACTCAACTGCCGATAAGAAGTACAAGTATGTTGTTATTGGTTGATTTTAATAATTTATGTATAATTGCGTTTAAGGATGACGCACGTTGCAGTCCAAAACTCTTTGGAGAATAAGATGCGACGACCATTAACACAGGCAAGAACACAGGCGAGACTAGACCTAGATACTGATCGTAGGGAAAATTCTAGCATTAGTAAACCTCCTCCTCCCCCTCCTCCTCCAGAGCAAGAAATGGAGATGTATCAGACGGGGATTGAAGGCGAGAGCCAAACACCAACATACGGCTACAGGCCAAAGGCTTCGGCAGCACCACCACCTCCTCCTCCTCCTAATCAAGAGATGGAGATGTACCAAACAGGTATTGAGGGTGAGAGTCAGTTAGCAACTTATGGTTATAGACCAGTATCTCCTGCGCCAGCTAGTTTTTTAAGTGGCAATGCTCCACAAGAACTGCCTCCAATTCAACCACAAGAAGGTTTAGGCAATGCTTCTGGTGTGCCACCAAGTTTTAATAATCAAATGCAAGCATTTCTGTCTGGTGGTTTTACTCAAGGGCCATCTAATAATGGTGTATTTGACCCTACAGAAGGTGGAGCCACAGGCATATCTGCACCTTCTCCTGTGGTGACACCCGAACCTGCGCCTCCTCCACCTCCTGCGCCTCTGGCTGTGACACCTGTAGCTGAATCATATTCTCCTAATCCTGCTCCTGTTCAAGGGCCAGTTAATAATGAGGTTGTTGCATTTAATCAACCTGCTCAACAAGCAACCCCTGCTCCTGTGGCTGCTCCTCTTGCACCCGTAGCTACACCTACACCAGAGGCAACACCTGCTCCCGCAACACCAACCCCGACTGCGAGTCCAACTATGGCAACAGCAACTACATCCAACATTGACCCAACAATTCAACCATATTTATCTTATGGTTTATCAGAAGCCCAAAAGCTATACCAAGGTGGTGGCCCTCAGTACTATGGTGGTCAGACTTATGTAAGCCCCTCACAAGCCACTCAAACTGGTTTACAGGCTTTGGAGCAACGTGCCACTCAGGGTAGCCCCTTAACTGGTGCGGCTCAGGGTCAACTGCAAAGTACCATTCAGGGTAATTACCTAAGTGGAAACCCTTTCTTTCAGGGTGCGTTTAATCCTGCGGCACAAGCGGCTGAAGCTAAGTTCAAGTCATCATTGGGTGACATTGGTTCTGCGGCTTCCAAGGCTGGTCGTTATGGCTCTGGTGCTATGTCTACCATGCAACAAGGTGCTAGTGGTCAGTTTGCTAAGACTCTGGCTGATACGGCTGGAACTCTGGCTTACCAGAACTATGCCGATGAGCGTGGTCGGCAACAAGCGGCTACGATGGCTGCACCTGCAATGGCTCAAGCTGATTACGCTGATATTCAGAATCAACTTAAGGCTGGTCAGATGCGTGAAGGTTACACAGGCGCACAACAACAAGCTGATATTGCTAAGTTTAACTTCCAGCAAACTCAGCCACAACAAAATCTGACTAACTTCTTGAGTGGTGTTTATGGCAACCCATTGGTCAGAGCGCAACAAGGTGGTGGTGCTGCTGTCCAGCAACCCTCTGGTTGGCAGAATCTGTTGGGTACTGCGGCTACTTTAGGTGGCATCTACAAAAATGTTGGTGGCGCACAAGGCGTGTCTAATATTGGTAACTGGTTAACTGGTGGCGGTGCAGACGTTAATGCCAATATTAACCCTTACTTTATGCCTAACCCTCCTTAAGGAATAAATCATGGCAGGATTATTAGATATTTTTGGCACTGGCGGTGGCGACACAATGGGTCTTCTGGGGATGTCTCCAGAGGATATTGGACGTAGCCGTGATGATGCCCAAGCACAAGCACTCTACGCACTAGCAGGTCGTCTGTTTAAAGGCGGTAGTGGTGCATCTTCTATTTTAGAAGGCTTACAGCAAGGTCAGCAAGCCTATAGGGGTGCTATGCAAGGTAGTCTACAAGATCAACTCCAGAAGGCTCAACTGCAAGAGATGTTGCGTAAGCGTCAAGAAGAAGAAGCAAAACGTGAGCAAGAAAAACAAATGCGTTTACTTGCACCACAAATCTTTACCACCACAACAACTCCTGCAAAAGAGCTGTATGGTGAGGATATTATGGGTCAGCAAATGGGTGAAGGTGTAAGACCTGCCCAGACTACACGCAGTATTGACACAAATAAATTGCAAGCGTTAGCAATGATGTCTCCAGATCCATTAGCTGCATTGGCAAACATGGCTAAACTTGTTCCTGACTTGCGTAAAGCAGGATTTGTTGGTGGTATGGGCGGTCAAGAAGAAAATCCATTCTTGCAGTTTACAACTGACCCTACTATTCCTCCGCATCTTAAAAATCTTGCTACACAGTATGCAACTAGCTTCCAAAAAGGTTTGATTGACCCTGAGAAGGCTGACCAACGAGCAAAAGAATTGACTGAAGCCATTGGTAGAAGTCAGCAATTTAAGCAATCTCAAGAAAGTCTTGATGCTACAAGAGCAGCTACTGAAGCAAATCAAAAAGCTATGCGTGTATTGCAACAACAAGGACTCGATCAATCAGCAGAAGGTAAAGCGTTGGCTTTAAATATTCAACAGCAAATGCTTGATTTGCGTAAAGCGCAAGATGCCAATAAGCCAGAAACATTCTCTTATGCACAGAAGAAAGAGTTTGATGTTCTTACAAAAGCTAAAGATGAAGCCACTAAAGCTGACAATATGTCTACTGTTGCAATGAGGGCTGCACCACTACTGCAACAGGCTTATGGTGGACGCATTGAGGCTGGTGTTAAAGGGTTTGCTGGCGCACTTGGTATTGGCTCAGAAGCTAAAGATGCAAACGATAGATTGGCGACACTATCTCAGTCATTGGCTTTGAATACTCCTAAGTTTAGTGGGCCTACATCCGATGCAGACGCTAAACGATACGATAAGGCTGTTGGTGATTTAGCTAATCCTGCCGTATCATTGGCAGCAAAAGAAGAAGCAATTAAAGACATTCAATATTTGTCACAAAAAGCCAAGTCTTATGCTGAACAAGCCGAAAACTATTTCTACGAAAACAATAAGAGTTTGCGTGGATTTAAGTTTATTGCGCCTCCAGACCCATCTGTAAATCCTTACAAGAGATAAACATGGAAAAACCAACAGCAAAAGATATTGCTTATTTGCAGTCTCACCCAGAAACAGCATCTCAATTTGATGAGATTTTTGGCAATGGAATGGCTGCAAAGATAATGCCTAGAGGCTCTGAATCTGCATCATTTGGTTACTATCCACAAATGGGTTCAAAGCGGTCTGGTCGTTCTGAGGAATCAGCTAATAAGTTTGTGGGTGCTGCGACTCGTGGATTAGCTGCGCCCTTGGTTGGTGCTGTGGCTGGTACTCCGTTTGGCCCTGCTGGACAACTTGCGGGTTCTATGGCTGTTCCTGTTGGTGATGCCCTTAACGCACTCATTAACATGATTATGATTGGTGGTGAACAACTTACTGGTAAGGATTTACCTCGTTTGCAAATGCTGTCTAAGACCATTCAAGAAGGAATGACTAGGGCAGGTGTTGCACAACCAGAGACAACTGGTCAACGTATGGTAGAGGCTGGCTTTGGTGCTTTAGGTGGTACGGGTGCGGCATTATCTGCATTGCCACAAATTGCAAGACAAGCGGCAACCCCTGCGGCAAGAGAGTTAGCGGCTCGTATGGCGGTTAATCCTGTGGCGCAATTGAGTACATCTATTCCTGCTGGCGCAGCAAGTCAACTGGTAGCTGAGAAAGCACAACCGATTGTTGGCGATATTCCTGCTGCTATGTTAGGCATGGCTGCTGGTCTTCCCATAGGTTCTATTGGTATGCAAACCAAGGCAAGAACACCAGAGCCTTTGACATTTGCAGATCAGCGTAATGCGGCTATGGCTGGCAAAGCTAAAGTTCTTGGCTTTACCGATGAGTTAGGGTTAACCCCTGCTCAAGCTGGTGCGGGTAAAACTGCTCAACTGTTTGAGGCTGTTGCCTCTACATTGCCATTCTCATCATCTCAGTTTACTAAGAAGTTTAATCTTCAATCAGATTACGCAGAAAAGGTTTTAAACCAGATTGCTAATATGTATGGCGGTATGCCAAGCGCACCTGATGTTGCGTTCTCTGGTGGCGCAAAAGCCGTTAGACAGGCTGCTGAAGCTAATGTTAGCAAGATCGGTGAATCAATTAAAAATGTTTCATCACAGTCTGATATTGTTTTGTCTGAAGTTCCTAACTTTAGATCGGGCATTATGAAAGCACGAGAGTTATTAAATTCTTTGCCTCCATCGATGAGAAAAGAGCCATTGTTTAAGAGTTTTGAAGAATTCTACTTTGGTGCTAAAAATGAAGCACTAGAAAGACAAGTTCAGGCTGCATTGGATGAGGCGGGACTAAAGCCAACAAATGCTAACTACAAGCAATTTGAAAACAAGATTCGTCAACAATTGATTGATTCTGGAACACCAGAGTACTCTTACCAAGGATACGAGCAAAAGGGCTATATCTCTGGTTCTGATTACCAAGATCAGCGTAAGCTATTTGGTGACTTAGCCTATGATAAACGTGGCTCTAAGATTGGTGATGCGTTTAGACAATTGCGTGATACCTTAGATGATGCACGAGACATTTCGTTTAGAAACCAAGGTCTTGATGACGAATTAACAAAGTTAAAGAATTTGCGTAGTTCGTATGGTGAGGCGGTTAACTTAAATCAGCGTTTTTCAACTGCTAAAGACTCGACAATTGTTAAGACTATTGCAAGCAATGAAAGTGGTGCTGCTGAAAAGATCATCCCATTGCTAGATGAAGAAGGTAAATTAGCTTTGGCTCGTGGTGTATTGGCTGACATTAAACTTGGCTCATTAAATACAGCAGGTGATATAGACATTACTAAGTTTGGTAAAAACATTATCAAAACTAATGAAAAGTCTCCAGCTACATTGCCAAGCATCTTTGGACAAGAGCCAGCTAGTGTAATGATAGATTTGGCTGATGTTGCTCAATCTGCTTTAAAGCCTAAAGTTGGAACTAGCTTTACAACAGAACGAGCCACAATGAAGGATATTCTTACTTCTGGCCCTGCAAAGGCTGTAGGTATTCTTGGAGGTACTACTGCTATGGGTGTTCCATTGGCGGCTGGTGCGGCTAGTTTAGCAATTCCTGCATTGGCTTCAAAAGCATATTTAAGCCCTGCTATGCAGAACTTTTATCAGCGTTTGAATATCACAGACCCATTGCTAAACTACATGGCATCACCAGCAGAGGCTTCTCAAATGTTTGCTGCTTCACCACAAGGTTTGTTAGGTCTTGCACCTGATTTAGCCTATCGTATTGATTTAACTGGAATGGCTAACCCCGACTAAGGACTAAAAATGCCCAAGACAAAAATTAGTGAATTCTCTAGCACCCCCGCTAGTAACACAGACATTGACTCGATCAATATCGCAGAGGGCTGTGCCCCAAGTGGTATCAATGACGCTATCCGTGAGTTGATGGCTCAACTGAAGGACTTTCAGACAGGTGCTGTTGGTGACTCGTTTAACGGCCCTGTAGGAACGACTACGGCTGCTGCTGGTGCGTTTACTACTCTGAGTGCTACTAGCACACTTGGAGTAACTGGCGTATCTACCTTAACTGGTGGTGCTGTTGTCCAAGGTCTAACAGTAGGCCGTGGTGCAGGTGCTGTGGCTTCCAATACTGCGGTGGGTGCTAGTGCTTTGGCGGCTAATACGACAGGAAACAACAATGTGGGTCTAGGCAATGCGGCCTTGCAACTAAATACAACGGGTGTTCAAAACGTCTTCGTGGGTAGTGTTGCTGGTTACAATAATTCTGGCTCTAGCAATGTTGGTGTTGGATATGAAGCAGTCCGCAATTCAAGCGGAGGTTCAAATGTTGGTGTTGGTCAGTCTGCGCTTGTGTCAAACACAACAGGAGCACAGAACGTAGCTATGGGCCACCAGTCCCTTTACTCCAACACCACAGCATCTAACAACACAGCAATAGGTTATCAGGCGGGGTATAGTAATACGACTGGTGCTGGAAATTTATTTTTAGGCTTTTCCGCTGGTTACAGCAACACGACTGCAACAGGTAACTCATTTGCGGGCAGATATTCTGGAACTTTTAATACCACAGGTTCGGGCAACACAGCATTTGGCGACCAGAGTTATGCGGCAAACACCACAACTGCTACTGGTAGTTTCAATAGTGCATTTGGTCAATTTTCTCTTTATAACAATACAACTGGCGCAAACAATACAGCCGTTGGAAATGGTTCACTTCAGTTCAACACCACAGCATCTAGCAACACCGCTGTAGGCTATCAAGCTGGTTATACAACTACCACTGGTCAATACAACACATATATTGGTACATCAGCAGGAAACCTAACTACAGGAAGCAACAATCAATTTATTGGTAATGGTGCTGGTAGAAGCGTTACAACAGGTAGTGGAAATTCAATTATTGGTAACTACTCAGGCAACCAAGGTAGCCTAGACATTCGCACAGCCTCAAATTATATTGTCCTATCAGACGGAGATGGTAATCCACGATTATTCTTACAGGCTGATGGTTCTTTGCGTTGTTTGGGAGTTTATAACAATGCCGCCGCCGCCTCAAACGCAGTAAACGTAGATGCAAACGGTAACGTTTATCGTTCTACATCGGCATTAAAGTACAAAACTAATGTTCGTGACTTGGAAGATATTGATATCAATTTGTTCCGACCAGTTCGCTATAACTCAAAATGCGCTATTGACAACCCAGAGCAAGATCACTTTGGCGTAATTGCTGATGAGGTTGATGCGGCTGGCATTACTGAACTTGTGAACTATGGCGCAGATGGCGAAGTTGAAGGCTTCCAATACGAACGCCTAACTGTTGTTTTGCTCAAGAAACTGCAAGTTCAAGATGCGTTAATTACTCAACTCAAGGCACGTTTGGATGCCGCTAACCTTTAAAGGAAAACCATGACTACTGAAACTATCACCGCAGAACAAATTGCCAAGCATTACTCAGCTTGCTTAGACAGCGTGGCTTTGATTAACGCAGGACAACCCGAAGGCATGGAAGATGCTGATTGGGCAGACTGCTTGGCTCGGAACAAAGAGCACTTGGTTTTGATGTTAGCTAAAGACTTCTGGACGACAGAAAATCTAACAGCAATTCGGGCGGCTTCTGTATGACTTTAGATTTAACGATTGAAGAAATCAATGCCTTGCTAAACCTCATGGGTAAAACTGCTACAGAAAGTGGCTTCTTTCCATTGATGGTTAAGATTGGTGAGCAAGCGCAGAATCAAATCCCCAAAGAAGTTCCAGAGGAATAACATGAGCGATCACACCACAGAAGTGGCAACAGCAGTAGCGGCTAAAGCAGCATCAGTAGCTACCTATGGTGGCGCAGGTAGTGCTATCTTCTTTGGTCTAACAGCCAATGAGTTTGGTGCTTTGTGTGGTGTGGTTATCGGTTTTATAGGTCTGATTGCTAACATTTACTTTAAGCAAAAGCACCTTGAACTGGCTCGTCAAGAAGCAGGACATGACTAAATGGATAGTATTGTCTTTGTTTTCCGCGTGGTTATTAGTTTCTGCACAGTCAAAGCAATGTCTGTTGTCAGATTTCTACGGACTAAGCTGGATAAGCGAACCGACAATGCGTCACATGGAGTTATCAAGGTGGATAACCACTAACGGAGATGCCTGTACTTCTGAGCAACTACTGACCCTTTGGAACAACCTAGCGATGTGGGCGGGGGTTGCTGATAGTGCCGAGATAAGGTCTAAGGTTCTTTACTACTACGCAAGAGCAAGGGATAGGGAAAAGAAGTGATTGATTCCATTCGTTTGTTTCCAATGGTGCAGCCCTCTGGTTATCCAGACAAGTCTGATGTTGTTGACAGAAAGATGGAGAAGCAACAAGAAGTTCAGCGCACTCAGCTAGAACAAAAGAACATGCAGATTGCCATTCAAGACTTAGCCTTTGAGATTTATACAAAGACTGCTGAACAGGAAAAACTAAGGCTTGAGTTATTTCAGAATCGTAAACTAGACATTTATGTATGAGGATGTATGGAAAGCACTAAAGAAAAACTCACCTTTTATGTCACGATGATTGTGTCAACAACTTTATGTCTTTGTATGCTTTCAATGGTTGCGGCTTTCTTACTCGGCTTATGGGCGAAAGAAGTTGATAATGCTGCCATTTTTAGTCTGATTGGGCCAGCGTTTCAAACGATTGTTGGTGGCATGATTGGCTTTCTATCTGGTGTAAAACTTATGCAAGGCGATGAAAAGGAATCAAAATGATCGGACTAGACGCAATCCTCAATATTGGTGGCAAGCTCATTGATAAACTAATCCCTGACCCAGAGGCCAAGGCTCGGGCGCAGTTGGAACTTTCAAAGATGGCTCAAGATGGTGAATTGGCTAAAATGGCTAACGAAACCAAACTTTACGAGACAGAGCAAAACAACCTCACAGAGCGTACTAAAGCAGATATGGCTAGTGACTCTTGGCTATCCAAGAATATACGCCCTATGACCCTTGTATTCCTTTTGGTGGCCTATTCTGGCTTTGCCATTGCCTCCATCTTTGAACTTGAGACTCGTGGTGCTTATGTTGAGTTATTGGGTCAATGGGGAATGTTGGTCATGTCGTTTTACTTTGGCGGTAGAACTATGGAAAAGATTGCCGACAAGGTGAAGAAATGAATCTTACTGAACACTTTACCCTTGAAGAACTAACGCATACAGATCATAGAGAGTTTGACAATACTCCCAATGATGCCGAACTGGAAAACATCAAACGCTTGGCTGAGTTTCTTGAGGAAGTTAAAACGGCCTTGGGTGGCAAACCAGTTATGGTTAATTCCGCTTTTAGGTCTAAGCAGGTCAATGATGCCGTTGGTTCTAAAGATACTAGCCAGCATCGCATTGGTTGTGCTGTGGACATCCGAGTACCTCAACTAACACCAGATCAGGTGGTCAGAACTATTATTGCATCGGGTTTACCCTATGACCAAGTTATCCGTGAGTTTGATCGCTGGACTCATGTAAGCATCCCAAACACACCAGAAGCAAAGCCCCGTAAGCAAGCACTCATTATTGATAAAACAGGCACTAGAGCATTTAACTAAACTGACATAGACATAAGATTTAATCTCGCCTATGGCAAACATACCTACAGTAGAAGATGCTGAAATCTTTGCCAAGAGCGTTAAGAAGTACCAGTTACTTTTAAGCCTTGGTGATTGGCGTATAGAGAGAGGGTCTAAGCCAGCAAAGCAAGCGATGGCCTCCGTAGAGTTTAATCAGGGTGCTAGGTTGGCTACTTATCGGCTAGGTGACTTTGGTGCTGAGAAGATCACACCTGAATCCTTGGATAGAACTGCGCTGCATGAGTTACTTCATATATTTTTACATGACTTAATGTCTGTGGTGCAAGACCCTAAATCCTCTCAAGAGGAGATTGAGATGCAAGAGCATAGAGTTATCAATCTGCTAGAAAATTTAATATCTAAGGATTCAAATGGGTTCACCAACTGAAACGTGCTCAGATACAGAATTTATCCAGCTATGGGGTCAACTTCAGTCTGCCACAAGAATCTCTGAACACCTTGGAGTAAGTATTAGGGCGGTTCATTCTCGCAGGAGATGGATTGAAGACCACTACAAAATGACCCTTGGCTCTAGTGACCATCGAGGACTTAAATATGACAAGAACAGACCCAAGTCATTCTCTCCGCTAAAACAGATAGACCTCGGCATATTGGACGGGTGTGTGATTGTGTTCTCGGATGCCCACTTCATCCCAAGTCAGCGCACAACGGCATTTAAAGGGCTTCTATGGGCTATCCAAGAGTTTAAACCCAAGGCGGTGATATGTAACGGGGATGCGTTCGATGGTGCGACTATATCGAGGCACGATGTAACTGACCAACCACAATCCTCTGTCATTCAGGAGTTAAAGGCTTGTCAGGGTGCGTTAGGTGAGATCGAGGAAACAGCTAAGGCTGAGAGACACAATGTAAAGCTACTGTTTACATTCGGGAATCACGATGTAAGGTTCGCTAATCGGTTAGCCCAACAAGCACCACAGTTTAGGGACGTAAAGGGCTTTAAGCTAACAGACCACATCCCTGATTGGGAATTCTGTTGGGCGGTATGGCCTACCCCTGAAGTTGTTGTTAAGCACCGATACAAGGGTGGAGTCCATGCTACCCACAACAATACTGTAAACGCTGGTGTGTCGATCATTACTGGACACTTACACTCTCTCAAGGTTACTCCGTTTGACGACTACAACGGCACTCGCTATGGGGTGGATACTGGAACATTGGCTGAGACTGATGGCCCACAGTTTGCTTATGCTGAATTAAATCCTAGCAACCACAGATCAGGCTTTGCAGTGCTAAACTTCTTTAACGGCAGACTACTGTGGCCTGAGTTGGTTCACAAGTTTGACGAAGATATGGTTGAGTTTAGAGGCGAAGTTATTGATGTGAGTGCATTTTGAGTGCTTGGCTAATCATTCTCACAGGGCTAATCTACGCATATATTGCGGTAGAACAGCTTGTTGTCGGCAATCCCCACATGAGTATCGTTTATGCCGGATACGCTGCTTCAAATGTGGGTCTTTACTTGCTGGCTAAGTAGCATCTTTTTGGAAGACTCCGTTAGGCAAAAGGATGCCCCTACGATTCTTGATTTGGTCGTATGCTACTTCCATGCAGTCTACCAGATTAAGGTCTTGCAAAGCACAGTAGTTGATGAGGCAAACCATTACGTCACCTACGGCATCTTCAATAGCTTCACGATCATCTTTAATCGTTGCATCAGCCAGTTCACCCATCTCTGACATAGCCTTGAGAAGCTGAATGTCTGGTGTGCTGTTAGGAATAATCTTTCGGGCTTCTGCCCACTGAATTATCCTTATTTCTATATCTGCGTAACTCATGCTGACCACTCTCTTTCGTTTCTACCTGAATTAGATTTAACTGTGTTTCCTGTAAGATGAATAAGCCCTATGACTTTCATCTCGTTTAATCGCCTAGCGACTTGGTTGCCGTCTAGGTGCGTCATTGCCGCTATCCCGTCCTTACCCATAGCACCATAGCTTTGCAAGCAATCTAGGATGATCTGGTGATGCTGAGAGACTACTGGCTTTATGGCCTCTGCTGCCTCAAAAGAAGTTAGCGGGTCTGTGCTTCTAACCCTTGGAAACTCAGGAAAGATGCGGTCAAAATACTTTTTGTAATCCATTACTTTTCTCCTTTAGGTGGGGGTACTCGCTGCGTCCAAGTTAAAGCCAACATTTCTGTCGCATGGCATCCGCTTTCCCCCCGTTAACTTTAAAATGGGATTGAGTCGTCTTCTTCTCTAGCCCTCTTGGGCTTATTCAAAGAAGCGTCTGCGTTCTTATTCTTGATAGACAGAGACATGAATTTGTTTCCGTCCTTGCTGACCTTAATCCAAGCGGATAGCCAGTACTCAATTCCCTCTACGTTTAGACTTCCTTTGTAGTCTGGAAATTTAGCATCGTCTTTTCTGTCGTTCTTAAACAAACTGCCTCGGTTATTGTTATCGTATTCCATGATTATCCTTTCGCATTTTTCAATGCACTTCTTACTTTGCTGGGAAGTAGAGTCCAGAGTGCTATTTTTTGTTCAGCATCTAAGTTCTCTTTTTCCAACTTAATCCAAGCTACCTTGGGTTCACCTTGCTCACAGGTAGCAATTAAATCAACTGCTAACTCTCTGAGATAAGTCTGTTCATCCTCTGGGATGTTATCCATTGCACCCTGAGTAGGGGTGATAATTACCTTTTCTGGTGGGGCATCCTCATCGGGCAAGTCTTGACCAGCATAAATATATAACCCAAGTCCATGCAAGCCAAGTGCTTTGGTCATGCAGCGCATGATGGCTGTGTTTACCGCAAACGCATCACATTCAACCCGATACTCTTTGCCGTACTTGGAGACTGCTGTATAGCCTTTGAGTGGGATTGCTTTGTTACCTGAGTCCATTACTGGCAACTGGCAGGTCATTGGCTTGTCAAACATGGTAACTGTCACCCAGACCATTGCTGTGCCGTTGATCTCCATATAGCACTTACCATCAAACATCTCTACCTTGAAGGTAGCTTTAGGGTCTGCTTTAAGTGCTTCTGCCCATGCCCAAGCCCATGACAAGTAGGTTAGGTTGGCTTTCTTTTCTGTGTGTTCATTAACATTCGTCTTGAGTAGTGCTTCAATTGACATCTTGATTCCTTTTGGTTTCTCTTATTAACTTCATTTTTAACTTTGTTTCTTCTGTATGAGGAATTCCTAATCGGTTTTTATTCCCCATCCTAGAGATCGCCATATTTCTTTTTGCTTCCTCGGTAAAAGGCTTTCTTTTCACACCAAGTTTTGCTAGAGAAATCTTATTTTTTGTTTCTTCTGATACTGGATTCTTTGGACGCATCCGTCTTTGTATCCATGCTTCTTTTAATTTAGCTTTTGTTTCTTCTGTATGCTTTACTCCTTTGCCTCCAATTACGAATGGGCTAATGTTAAATCCATTTTGAACTGCGTCAAGTTTTGTTAACAACAATTGTTCATAAAACAACACATCATCTTTAGAGCAAATTAACAAAGTTTGAAACTGAAAATTTTGCTCACCATATTTGTTCCATGCTCGTTGAAGTTTTGAATTTCTATGGTTGTTTTTTCTCAAGCAACTTAGGTGTGTCCGTTTTCTTTGTATCAAACTATGTGCGCTACCAATGTAGAACTTTCCAGTTTGCAAACAAGAAATTTTGTAAACACCAGTCGCATTGCTGTCCATCATTCTTCCTTTAAATATTCTTCAATCATTGCTTCTTTGTCTTCCTCGTATAAATCCTCGAAAGGTACGAAGTGGTTTTCTCCACAGCAAGAGCCGTAGGTCTTTGGGTTAGTGCAGTAGCAGCAGTAAGTACCTGATAGGTCTTTGATTGCGTCTTTTCTCGTTAGCTTAGTCATTGGATTCTTTCGATAGGCTTTGCTACAAGCCACTTGTCACCTAACTGGCGTACTGACTTCACCCATTGCTTTTGGTAGGCTCTGATGACCTCTGGAGGGGCATCGTAGGTGGCAAACATCTTACGGACATGAGTTAAGAATCGTGTGTTCATGTTGACCACCATGCAACCAGTAAAACTGCCATGCCAACACCGATTGATATTGCTGTAACGTAATCCATGATTTTTTCGAAGTTCATTTGGTTCTCCTTAAATAAGCCAAATGTGGATGCCAGTAGCATTAGGATATTCAGCAACAATTTGCTTCTCAAGTTCGTAACGTCCAACAGACCAGATTGCTTCAGCGTGATGCTTGTAGTTGCAGAAAAAATTAATTCCGTAAAGTTTCATTTTGATTTCCTTAAAAAGACCCACTTACGTTTTGTTGTGGGCTGAGATGGATTGTAAAGGTTTCTGAACATTACTCAATAAGTTTGTATAGGTGTTTACCCTAAAAACAACAAATAATTTGTTTGCTATACTGTTTAGATGGATAAACAAACTGCTATCACACTTGCTGGCTCACAGAGTGCGCTTGCTCGTATATTTGGAATAGAAAGGTCTGCCGTTCACCAATGGAAGACAATCCCTCCACTACGCCTATACCAACTAAAAGAACTCAAGCCAGATTGGTTTAAATGACACAAGCAGCACTAATTAAAGCCCTCCAGAACGGCTCACTAACCTCTCGTGAAGTGGTAG